GCGCGCTTTTCAAGTAGCGAATGCCCGCTTCCAACTAGGCAAGCTAAACGGCAACCGGTACTCGCAAATGAGCAAATATCCTTGCCCGCGTTTTTACCCGCTGAAAGGTAAAGGATAAGAGTTTGAAAGTTTTCCTTTTTGCCCTTTTCAACCTTCTGAGAAGAGTCGACAGAAGCGAAATAGGAAATGCCTAGCTCTTTAAATAGCTTTCCCTTTGTGGTATACGTTAACGCTTCAAAGTACTTTTCAGCTGTTAACAGAATGCCAAACTTCTTTGCTGGCATTGGTTCAAGTAAATAGGCAAGTGCTAGCTTCTTGATCTTGGATAGTGCTTTTTTGTTTTTCATATGTGTTATGTGTTATGTGTTAGTTAAGAGTGAAACCCTATCAGTGCAGCCAAATCAAAGGCCGTCAAGTATATATTAAAAAAAGATTTAAATGTTTTCCAACGCAAACCCATTCCACTAGATGCAAAGCAACGGCCGCGTGAATGATAGTCGTGCGAACAACAGCCGGGCGAATAACAACCGGGCGAATGATAGCCGAGCGAATATATCCCTTCCTCACAAAACAAAAAAACCCTTCACGCAACCGGCGACCGGCGACCGGCAGTCAAGAGCCGGCAGCTGGCAGTAGTGAACAACAGAGCAGTAGTGAACGGATGAACAGGGGGGGAGGGGGTTGAGTTAAGTCGCGTCGTTTGTATATATATACATATACAGCCCCTTAAAAAAATTACCCACTCAAGGTCCCTTACTACCCCACCAGTACCAATCCCAGGACTACACTTATAGAAACCCTAGTAATCTCGTGTACCATAAGATGTCAGTTTATGACTTCTCTTTTATGATTCCCTTTATTTTATATTCATTAAAGGAATTACGTTTAGGACTGAACTGTCTTATGAAGTTGCTGCCTTATGGTACGCAGAGTATAACACGAAATCTGGGAATGTATACGTATATACTGAACTTTCTTTTATGTATTAGCAATGCTAATAGTATATTAACTTGACAAGTAGTAAAACTAATGATGAGGTACTGGTATGGAAGATCGGGAAATGAGTGCAACTGAGAAGGAGAAGGAGGCTTTACTGAGCGAGATTCAGCAGAGTATCCACGAGGTGGCTAATGAGAAGCGGGGTTTAAAGCTCAAGTGCTTGAGCGTCTATGATCCCGCGAAGGTAGCTAAGTTGCTTTATTTGTACAGTACGGGTAGTTCCCAGACTAGGCTGGTACGTCACTATGGTTTCGAGCGAGATACTGTGATTAGTGTACTGGCGGACTACGCGGACCATATGGGGACTTTTAAGGAGTTAAGTGGTCGGATAGCGGCCAAGAACTATCTGAACCTCAGTAGCCTAGAGGAGGATTTAATTGATAAGGTACGCGATCGCTTGGAGAATGATCCGGAGATGGAGGTCGGGTTCAAGGACATCAAGGAGTTATCCATAGCTAAGTCCAATGCTTCCAGGGAGGCTATGACAGCTAGAGGGGAAGCTACGCAGATTACAGAGGACCGCAAGGTGTACACACAGGATGACTACGAGGCGACTATAGCTGCTGCTAGGAAGCGTATAGAGGAAGCTAAGGTAGCTGATATAATAGATATAGATGAAGATAACAATTAATGGCGGACTATCTCGCGATAGTTCTAAGAGCCACGATGACCTTACTACTAATCAAGTAGCTGAGCTTATGTTTCGTATTAGCTTAGCTAATGGTTACCATCAACAAAACGTAGCTGAAGCATTCTATGAAGTCGGTAAAGCACAGATAGAAATGGAGGAATACAATGAGCACTAAAGGAAGCGGCCCCCGTAAGGGACACAACGCTGAGAAGCAGCGTAAGAACTACGACGATATTGATTGGTCCAAGAAACCCTTGGCTCCTAAAACCGAACAACCAAAGGGTAGCAAATGAAGAATAAAACACCTGGAATTGATCCGGATATTGCTTTTAACCACGTCCGTCGAATGCTTGCAGATATTTCGCCTAACTTTGCCTTTGTGGTAATGGATGAGGACGGGGATTTATTCTATGATTACACGAACTATCGTATTGGCAGAATGCTAATGACTGAGGCTTTGGATGATATGGACCAGGACTTCGGGGCATTTGACTGGGATGAAATGATCGAAGATATCGACGATGAGGATGAGGACGAGGATAGCATTTTTTAAATATGCTTGATTTCACAGAGCACCCGATCCTCAAGCCGCCCACGGACGAGGAGATTGTACTTCTAGGAGAAGCTGACCCCAAGCTACTAGAGGAACTACACAGGGCGCACGAGGGCAGAATCCGGGCAGCTACGGATGATCCTATTAGATATGGGTTCGACCTTCCCGGCTGGGAGCGTATGTCGGATTCCTTCAGGGAGTACAATGAGGTTCTAGCACTAGGTGGGAATCGTAGCGGCAAAACAACGGGCTGTGCGAAGCGCATAATGGAGGCTGTGAGTTCTAACTTCGATGGACACATAGTATGCTTTTCTCAGAATGCGGATACCTCTATTAAGGTACAGCAGCCAGCTATCTGGGAGATGATGCCCAAGGAGTTCAGGAAGAAGACCAAGAGCATTGACGGGTACATTAACTATTCAATGCAGAATGGCTTTACTGGGAGTTCGTTTGTATTTCCCGACACTAGGACGCGAGTGGACTTCAAGACTTATACACAGTTCAGTAATAACTCCACAATCCTTGAGGGTTTCGAGTTCGGGTTCAAGAAGGGTAGTATCAAGTCCGGGAATGAATCAAATATCGGAGCCTGGCTGGACGAGTACTTGGGTGACGCTGCTTTGGTAAACACCCTACGGTTCCGCCTAGCTACACGGGATTCAAAGATGGTGATTGGGTTCACCCCGATTGACGGGTATACACCTTTTATATCTGACTATTTAAAGGGAGCAGAGACCCTTGAGACTAGACCTGCCGCCCTGTTACGGGGCAAGGAGGTTCCTACTAAGCAGTACAGTCCAAGCCGTGATGCGGCTGTGATCTACCTGCATTCGGACGAGAACCCCTTCGGTGGTTACGAGCGAATTGCGAAGGATCTAGCCGGGCGACCAGAGGATGAGATAAAGGTCCGTGCGTACGGATTACCCGTGAAGTCAGCCAATGCTCTGCTCCCTTACTTTAATACTGAGGTCAACGTGCTCAATGAGAATCCAAACAAATACAAGATGACGTTCCCCGACATTTCCGATAAGTCGCAGTTCACCTGCTACCAGGTAGTTGACCCCGCTGGTGCAAGGAACTATACTTGTATCTGGGCTGGGGTGAACAAGGATGGCGAGGTATACATCCGCAGGGAGTGGCCGGACCGCAATACGTACGGCGAGTGGGCTATGTTCGGGGACCCGAAATGGAAGTACGGCCCAGCAGCCAAGAAGATTGGTCTAAATGTTGAGGGGTACTGCGAGTTATTTGAGGAGATTGAGGATGACCTAGGTATTGAGGTAATCGAGAGAATTGGGGACTCGCGTTTCTTTGCTAGAGAGAATGAGAACAATGACGACCTCTTTACATCATTTTATGACTTCGGTCTAAGCTTTTTACCATCCGACGGTAAGATGGAAGAACAAGGCATCACAGCTCTGGATGACTGGTTTAACTACAATCCTAATGTAGACATTGACCAAGCCAATAGACCAAGATGCTACATTCACGAGGACTGCGGTAATCTTATCGATAGCCTTATTAACTACAATGCAGGTGGTAAGCCAGAGGAAGCCCTAAAGGATTTCTTTGACGTTATACGCTATTTGCGGATGTCAAACGGTGGAGAAGGTCCTGACTTTCTTTCATCTAATGATATGATCACTACTAAACCCCGCAAGGGAGGATACTAATGCCAAAGAAAAGATTAATAAAAATTGCAGAAGAACAAGAAGTTGAGTTCGATGAAGCCCTCAAGATAGCAACTGAAAAACTTCCGAGTGGCTCAGTAACCGGCAAGGGGAGAAATACTTGGGTAACCGAGGAGGGCGCAAAAATCCTAGAGGACTCATTTATGATTGATGAGATTATCCCTAAGCACTTCACGGGAACTGTTATCGCGGAATGCCCTAACCCGAAGTACAATGTTGTCTTCAGCAAAGAAATCGGTAAGAGAGCCAATGTGTTACTTCCCCGGAAGTGGCAAGGTAAGCTTATGAAAAAAATAATTACCTTTGAGGCTATTGAGGATACCAAGGGTGTCAGCTATCGTTATGTTGGCAAATAAAAACATAACCCTAGATAGGGATTGGTGCAGGGAGCAATCCGACAGATTAGCTAGCTGGGAAATCCTTCGCAGGTATGTGCTGCACGAAAGTGGAGTATCAATGACAAATGGTGACCTATGTGATACAATAGGCGTATCATCGACTTACACTGTCCGATTGCTTAAATCTATACAAAAACGACTCGCAGAAAAAAATGCTGAATGAATCAATTGCCGAGTCCTTGACATACGTCCAGGACGAACCCGACATCAAGACCCTACGTTACGCCTACGACCAGACGGTAACTGAGCTTGATGGTTACTTTGACCTATGCCGTACTAGTTACGATGATCGTCGCAACTGGTGGCCTGGCAAAAGCCGTGACCATCGCAAGCACGGGGCTGATGCTTTTCCGTGGGAGGGTGCGTCCGATATGGAGTGCCACCTAATTGATGAGCGTATTACTCGGTTAGTATCACTTTTTATGGCATCGTTGAATCGAGCCAATGTCCGTGCATTTCCTGTTGAGAGTGGAGATATTGGTCGAAGCCGAATTGTATCCGGTTTCTTAAAGTGGATGGTAAGTTCGGGGTATATCCCACGCTTCTATCGCGAGATGGAACTCGGTGCTAACTATTTGCTTGAGCGGGGTATACTGATCACGTATGTCGGATGGCATCGTGAGGATCGACGGTTCCTGCAGGAACTGGACATTAACCAGATTGCACAGGTCAGCCCGGAAGTAGCAGTTGCTATTCAGGACGGGAATGATGACGATGAGTTAATTGCCCTGCTACAAGCTACCTTTGAGGGAACAACTAAGAAGCGAGCAAGGAAGGCACTTAAATCCTTGCGTAAGGACGGCGTAGCAGAACTTCCAGTAGTTCGTAGACAAGTCAATGCTCCTGAAGTTAAGACACTAGCACCTGACGGTGATTTCTTTTTTCCTCCTTATGTAACGGATCCGCAGCGAGCACCTTACTGCTTCTGGAGAACTTACTATACACCACAAGAATTAGAAAACAAGGTTACAACAGATGGATGGGACCAGGACTTCGTTGATCACGTTATTGAGAAATATCGTGGCGTTAATATTGATTCCATTGAGCGCGAGCAGGAAGGTCGTCGCAGTATTAGCCTTACTGACACTGCTTATGAAGCCAATGAACTCATTGAAATCTGTTACGGATACCAGCGGTTAATTGACCAAGAGGATGGTGCTGAGGGAATTTACTGCACAGTATTCCATCGCGAGTTCAGTGGTGATGAAATAACTCCAGGGTACGCGAAATATGAACTACTCAATGGGTACGAGGACTATCCAGTTGTAGTAACAAAACTATCAGAGGACAGCAAGCGACTATATGATACGCTGACTGTACCATCAATTCTTCGTGGTCTACAGAATCAAGTAAAGATTGAACGTGATTCTCGTACTGATCGCAATAGCTTATCTACCCTGCCTCCTATCCTGCACCCAGTTGGTCAAGCACCTACTGATTGGGGTCCAGGTCGTATGATTCCTTATCGCCGAAAGGGAGATTTGGATTTCGCTCCTACACCTCCGCCACCTACCGGCTCAATTGAAATGGAGTCAACATTGCTTGACCTAGCTGACCGATTAGTTGGATTAGATGACGAGGGTAGCATTAGCCAGATTCGCCAGCAGTTCCTTGTTGATAAGTTCCTTAGCCACACAGCAGAGGTTCTGCGTATGGCTTTTAAGTGCTTCCAACGCTTTGGACCTGACGAAATCTTTTTCCGTGTTACCGGTGTCCCAGATCCTCAGACCTTTGACAAGGGTAGTGCTGAGGAGAACTTTGACATTATGATTAACTTCGACGTGCAGAATACTGACCCTCAGACAGTCGAGGCAAAGACTCAGCAGTTCGTAGCACTCAATCAGTTGAACTCAAACAACCGTCTTAACGTAGATGCCCTGTTGGATGTCATCGCAACTAGCATTGACCCAGTAATGGCTGATGCAATTCTACAGCCAGTTGAGACAGCGCAGGAGGAAGTGGTCAAGCAGGTCACTGATGACTTATCTAAGATTTTTGCAGGTATCGAGATGCCAGCACGTCCAGCGGGAGCACAGATTGCACTACAGGTAATCCAGCAGTACACCCAGCAGCCGGACGTTGCACAACGCGCTCAGACTGATCAAGCATTTGCCGCTCGACTACAGAAGTACGTAGGTCAGTACACCTTCCAAATGCAACAAGCACAGAATGCTCAGATTGGTCGAGTAGGTACAGCACCTGCACAGATGGGTGAAATTGATACACAGAACCTATAAACTTGGACTTGCTGGGCTTCTGTTGTTGATAACACAGATAGCCCCAGCGAACCTTACTGCAAATATGACACCTGACGAATACGCAAACCAACGAGCAAACGATCTACGAGCAAAGGAATACTACGATATGATTGCCCTCAATGAGGGGGTCAAGTCAAAGGTATACAAGGACAGCAAGGGTAACAGAACCATTGGCATTGGCTTCAACCTGGAGGATGCTAATAATAAAAAGATCCTAAAGAAAGAGGGTATTGATATTAATGAACTCCTAAAGGGCAGAGAACTAAACAAAAAAGAAATAAAAGTCCTGTACAATCATAGTTTAATTCAAGCATTTAACGATGCGAACAAGTTTGATAAGAACTTTGCTAAAAGACCTGAGCCGGTAAAAAAGGCGATTGTGGATATGTCATTCAACCTTGGTCTTACTAAATTAAATAAGTTCAAGAAAATGCGTGAGGGTTTAGAAGCCAATGACTACAGCACCGCAGCGGATGAAATGGTTGACAGCGAGTGGTACAACCAGGTAAAATCCCGTGGTCCTCGTACAGTAGGTTTAATGCGTTCAGCAGCTAGATAATATGAATATACAAGACGACATCAATAGCTTGCACAGCTATGAATCCTTTGCTCGGTTTATTAAGATGGTTCACGAACTTCGGGAGGAGACCATTAGCGAGATGCACGAAGCATCCAGTGAGACCATCCAACAGATTTCTGGTAGAATTATTACGTACGATCAGATCCTTCAAATGTCAGGTTGGGATAAACTCCAACTAAAGCATTCGGATCGGATGTAATACGTATGTTATAATGCGACCATCGCCATCGCTCGGCGTTAATGAGTGGTAATAATATGACAGACGAAATCGAAACTGCTAACGCTGAGGCAGACCAAAGTTCAGTGGACAATAATAACTTATCCGTTGAGGATTTTGCAATGCGGAGGATCGGGCAACTGACCCCTGAGGCTGAAGAGCCAAAGGAGGAAGAGGCCGGAGAAACCGAGGAGCAGGAAACCGAGGAAGTAACTGAGGA